CTTCGCCACCCGCAAGGGCCGGGGCGACGAGCACCAGTCCTCGGGCTGGACCGAACGACGTCGACCGCAGGACGACCGGAGCACGAGGGACCGCCTCGGCATCGGCGAGGGCGCTTGGCAACGACTCCGCAAGCAGGTGCTCGCCGAGCACGAGGGCATCTGCTACGTCTGCGGAAAGCCCGGCGCCACGGAAGTTGACCACGTGCAGGCCATCGCCCTCGGCGGGGCCCGCACGGACCGCGCGAACCTCGCCCCGATCCACTCCAGTCCCTGCCATGAGCAGAAGACCCAACGCGAGCTCGCGCTCCTGCGCCGCCTCTCCGGAACCGCCCGTCGCACCGGAATCTGACCCTCTCCAGGGGGTGCCCCCAGGGGGTAGGGGAGTCAGAATCCCGGAAATTGCAACGCGCCGTTGCGGCGCCGGTCAAAAAACGCACGTCCCCGCGAAATGTGAACCCCCCTTTGCTGACTTGGGGCGATAACCGAAAATCAGGCCCTTTCGAACCCGTTTGGCGGGGGCGATCGACGACATGAGGAGACGCGGATGGGCGCAGCGAATCTTGGGCGGAAGCCGAAGCCTCGAGCGCTCAAAGTCGTGGAGGACAACCCCGGCCACCGCCCCATCGAGCCGGAGGTTCCGTTCACTCGCGGGTCCCCGGTCAAGCCCGAGGACCTCAGCGACGACGCCTCGAAGCTGTGGGACCTCGTGGTCGAGCAGATGCAATCCGTCGGTCTGCTCAAGCCCCTCGACGCGCCGTCGCTCGAGATTCTCTGCGAGACCTACGCCCGGTGGAAAGAAGCCGCGCGGATGAGGCGCAAGGACTCGATCCTGGCGGACAACAGCCAGGGCCGCGTCTCGGCGCCGTGGGTCGGCATCGAAGAGCGCGCGGGCAAGGAGTTCCGCGCCTGGTGCTCGGAGTACGGGCTCACCCCAGCAGCGGAGCGCAACCTCGTCCCGGACGCCGAGA